CCCATTTTCAGTAAAGTTATCCCACAACTCATCAATATATAATTTAATTTTTTTAAAGTATTCAAGGTGTTCATATTCCTTAAAAACTCCTCCGTATAGTTGTTTAAACGTTAATTCCTTAGCCTTTTTGTAATCAACACCATACATGCTTGCAAAAGTCTTATGTATATCATCATCACCAAAATCAAAGTCGATAAGCATCCCACTAAGAGTAGGATGATAGGCGCTAATATCATATTCCACAAAGACATCATTACGAGGAATAAAGCTTTTCCTACAACCGTTTTCCTTGTTGAGAGCCGCATAGTTGATACCATCATACTTGTTGGAAGGCCTTGTAGTAAGGGTTTTAAGATTGTAAGAAGTAAATACAAACTCGTCCTGCGGATCCCTGTCAAAATGTTTTTTGAATTCATCTTTATCTATTTTAATTCCATTACGCTCTATCCCAAAAAATGCTAATGTAGCCCATTTGTTGTAGAACTCAAAATGCGGTAATAACACCTCATTAAACTTATGTTTTACGGCGTTATATGTTGTCTCGCTACGCTCGTAATGCTTAACTATGGGCACTATACGGTTCAAATCTTGTTTATCGCTATAACGCTGTTCTAGAATTGAATGTGCTGCTGTTGGTTCTTGTATATACGTAGGAGAGATTAGGTTAACGTCGAGCAAGCTTTTTAATGGAAAATAGAATAACGTATCTTTTTTATCTAACGTCCATAACTTTTTTGTTTGCTCTAATAACTCGTTTACTCGCGTTTTACTTACACTTAATCCTTCACTATGGTCAACACATATCATATAACCTTTAGTATCATTAGTAGGTCTATAATACACTAAAGATACGTCATTAATAGCAGGGTGTTGATTGTGAGATATAGGGATTACCTCCATATAAGCTTCTTCAAAACCTCTATTCAATAAATAATCAATTTGTTCTTCCGTCTCTACTAACCAGTACATTTATAACCAATTTGGATTAAATATACTATTTTTCGTTTACATATCCAACCTTACGTCCGTCTTTATCTAAATAGAATTTTAGATAATTTTTTCTTAAAAATGTAGATAATCCTCTAAATTTATTTTTTTCTTGAATTTCTACTATATTTTTATTTGTGTTATATACTTTATTTACGTCGCCACTAATTTGCCATGGGATTTCAGTTACATAATATAATTCCCAAAGATATTCACTGTTATTTTGAGATAAATTTTTATATGTTTTACCATTGATTTCAATAAATGAATAGTCATTTACTTGCTTAGCAAAATATCTTGTAAAATATCCTCTTTTATAATCAGTAGGCGAGGGGGTTGGGTAATAAGGTGTTGGTAAAAATCTTGAAACAGGTTTATCTTCTAGTACCTCTATATAATTACCTATAATATCTGAATTGATGATAGATGTTGTAGAGGGGGTAGCTATTTTATTGGTAACTGGGGAATTAGGTTTTCTTGATAGGGAATTTAGGTCAATTATTTCTTCAGGGTAACGAAATGATTGGGGGGTAGCACCTTTATATGTTTTACCATTGGATAATTTATAATATGGACCTACATATGGTTCTAAAGTAGATACTTGAACCACATTATCACTACTAGTGTAAAGATTAGTTATAATTTTATTTTTAGGATAATAAGGCATAAATTACTTTCTTTGATTTTTTGTACTCCATTTCCTAATTGAACTTACAGTTAACGTATTAATTGATGTAGTCCATACATTATCATTAATTTTATGAGAAATACCCTTAATTAAAAAATCAATTACTCCCCCTTGGTCACCAGATCTATAACTATATGGGAGTACTCCTTCACTAATTGAAAATCTTTCATAATTTCTCATTCCTGAGAGTCCTTGCATGTCTACTTTTAGATCAAACGGTATAAAAAATGGGGATGGCATTTTTTCTTCTAATGCTTCATTCCCTGTTAGGTATAAAGCAATATCTCTATTATTTGATCTTAACGCACTTACTGAATCTTTAGCATAGAACTTTTTAGTGTATAGTTGAGATACTTCTTTCGCAGTAGCTTGAATTGTAGTATTAAATATTTTTTTAGGATCTTCTTCATCGGTTTTAGCTCCATCTATACTAGCTCTGTCTAGTTTAACAGTGATTAATCTATCATGAAGGCCTAAATTTAATTTGGATAAACCCGTAGCATTTTCTCCTACAATATTACCTCCAGCTTGAGCCGATATTGTAGCCATAGCGGCCATATTTGGGGGAAGTTGGACCTGGAAGTCAACATTTGTAACGAAACTACCTACTGGTTCAGCTATATTTCCTATTCCATATACTTGGAATACAGCCATTGGATTTTTTTCTTTTTCTTCCTCATTAGTAGCATCTACAATAGATTCTCTAATATCATCCATCCCATTAGATTCAATAATCTTTAAAAGATTTTCTTCTGTATCAAATATGGGTTCTAATCTATTTACATTGCCTAAACAATCTCCAACATCGTTTAATAAAGATGTAAGAAATTTTAAAAGACTTACTTTACCATTTTTATCTACATTACTATTTAATACTGAGGCTGTGTGATCAATGTTAATAAAAATATTCATTAGTTTGCCTTTATAGTCATCTCCTTCAACAAAATAATCAGACAAGTTTGGAAGAATATCCCATTGTGCAATATCTGATTTGTATTTACTTGGGATTAAACATACTGTAGGATCAGATGAAAATTGGGCAGGAAAACGTAAACAAAAATTATTTTCCGGGTTATAATCTATTTTAAAAATAGGATTAGGTTCATTGTCATCAGAATCAGGATCTTTTTTAGTATCATCATATACTAATAAGTTTTTTTCAATCCATTCTAGCATCCGTCCTAATCTAACATAGTAAAAATCTAAAGATAAAGTAGAAACACCTGTTGAATCAGGGTTAGCTGAGTTTGCGGTCATTGTTTGTTTATACAGATTGGTTTTATCTTTACCTTTTCTAGCTTGTTCTCTCCAATCATATAATTGAAGGTTAAATAAAGTTTTATTTTTATTTTCAACCGAAGTAACGGGAGATAGTGATAATATCTCTTTTTCTTTATTGATTGATTTTTGTATAGCTGAAATTTCCTCGTTGAGGGCTTCATTTTGTTCTTTAACGTCTTCTGCGTTTTTTTTAGCTGCGTCAATACGTCCAGCACCCGGACTGCCCGTTATGCCGTTTACTGTTTCTATAATTTCATTTATTAAATTAATATGTTTTATATAATCATTATAGAAATAATCATCAAAATCGCCTCCACCTTCAGAATCAATAATACTTTGTCTAAGTCCTTGTACAACAGATGCTTGCCCAGATTTAAAAGTTGTTTTTGCCGCTTCTGCATTTGAAGCTGATGTCCAGGGTTCATCAAAAGTAGTTATATCCTTTTTTTGGTCTAGGAAATTTTCAATAGCTACTATCACCCCATCGTTAACCCACATATGACCTGTAGAGTAGTAATATTTGGATCTATAACTAAGATTTTTATATCTTTTTATAAGACCATTTATTTTTTTTCTTCCAGGTTCAAGGGTATTAGTTCCAAAAGCAGCAGATTCTCTATCTATTTTATCTTGTGCTGCCTTTTCTTTATCTTTTGCTCTTTGTTTAGCTGCATCTACTCCACTTTGTTTTTTATTGAGAGCTTCGGATGGAGTTAAGGGAACATTTCCTTTAGCTACTACTGATTTGTTAACTTTAAGGGATTCAATAATATCCCCCATCCCTATTAAATTTAATTCAACATCATAACTTCCATCATCATTGAATTTCCATTTAAAATTAGTAATTTTACCCAACATAGCATCATAATTATATGAATCATCAGAACGTTGGGTTTTAATAGATTTGATAACATCTTGTTGGGTAGTACCTTCGGTAAAAAATTTTTTAAAAGGTTCAGTTACAAAATCGGTTCTATTTTTTAAAGTTTCGTCGTTTCCTAACCAAACATTATGACCCCATTCTAAAAGCATAGTATAACCTATTCTAAAATAAAGTAAATCAAAAATTTGGAGTTGGGATATAGTAGGCACTTTAATTTTTACTGATGCTTTTTGAAGTGCTCCTCTATTATAAAAACTAATATCGGCACTGTCAATCCCTGGAAAAGGGGCATATCCTTTATCAATTCCTCCCCATCCATATGCAGCAATTGTGTTTATATAATCAAAATCATCTGACCCCCCATTGTTTACAATACCAAATTTGGTTTGGGGGTTTAAACTATCATCAACACCTACAACACCGCCAAATAAAACACAAGCTTTGGCTAATTTTGTACCTGTGTTAGATTCGTTAAGTCCTCTTTCTTTTAGTTGGTTTTTTCCATCAGTTGTAGTATCAACTGTATCATTTATAACATAATTTCCTTTATCATCTTTAACAGCTCCGGATTTAAGTACAGCAGCTTGTTCCGACTTATTCATTTTAGTGAATTTTTTAGCTGTTATTTTTTGAACTGTATCTTTTATACCCCCAATATTAACTGAAGATGATAAACGGATAAAAGAATTTTGGTTGTTTTGGAATATTAAGTGATTATCATTTTTGTATCTAGCACCTAAAAAATTTTGCCTTACATCTATTTGTTTAATAACACCTTCTTCAAAAACCTCGCCGGTAATGTTTCCACTTCTTGGCATATTATATTCTATTTAAACTATTAAACAAACTTTTTGCTAATGATACATTTGAAGGTATTCTGATTTCAGTTCCTACAGGGATGAATAATGAATTTAATGAAAGTACTTCTGGATTCCCCGCTGAGATGATCCACCATAAAGAAATATCACCATAAAATTGTTGAGCTAACAAATCTAATCTATCTCCTTCAGTAGTATATGCATAAATATCGTTTACGTCTAGAGGGATTTCTGGGTAGCGAGTGCTACGTTGAATAGGAAATCCTCTTTTTTCATTTTTTGTAGGGGATAAAATTATTGGGGTATTTTGGTATCTACTAGCCATATTTATTTATTTTCCTATTTTTTTTGAGCTGCGTTAAAATTAACTGCAGTTAAAGGGTCAACAGGGGGGTTATATCCTCCAGTATTAGAAGTAGTTTCTCCTTGTTTTCCAAAGGAAATAAATGGGGCATTATTTTCTTTTCCATCTCCTGTAGCTATAAAACTTTCTTGGATTGTTTGTGGAATAAAATTATGAATTGGTTTAAATTTAAAACCTCCTACAGAGATTAATTTAGGCATTACCCATGATCCACTTACTGAATTGCCCTCTATATCTATTCCGGTTTTTCCTCCTTCAATTCTATTTCCATTTATATCGAAAGTTCCAATGTCCCAACCTGCGTTATCATCAAAATTTAAACTTAAACCTGTAATAATCCCTGGGACATCTATAAGATAATCTCCTATAGTTAATTTAAATAAATTACCTCTCATAAAACCCCCTTTAGTATAATCTGGAGCCATACATGAAGCCATATAATTTAATTTAGAATAAACTGAGGATTGTTCTAGTTGAGAAAATACAGGGACTTGAAAATCAAAAGATAAATCTCTGTTAAATCCGTTATATTTAAAGAAGTCTTCACCTCTTCCCATATATCTAAAAGATTTCCAATCAGCTCCATAGTTATCAGATAATCCACTTATATATGATCTAAAATGAATATATGTGTTATTTCCTGTCCCATCATTATTTATTTTAGTAAAATAAAGATCTACAGTATCGTTATATCCATCTCCTGTTTTTCTTTCAGTATTAATATACATAGGAGATGTTGTGATTCTATCAGTTCCTAAAGTAGGAGCATTTTTTTTCTTCCAATTAGCTTCAAATTCACCAAATTTACTTTCACGAGTAAAACTAGGTTTTAAACCAAAAGTAATTTCTTGTTTTAGATGTTCTCCGGTCGCGGAAAGTGCGGTTTGGGCTATTAACTGGATAGGGTTAAAAAATTGATATTGTAATATATTATTACCATACCGGGCTATATTATCTTTAAGTAAAAGGGCTTGTTGTTTAGCTATAAATTGTAAACCTTCATTTGTTGTTAAAAATTTAGTTATTCTTTGAGTATCATCTAAAACAGCTTGAGATAATACACCCTGCCCCCTATAAAGACTATCGGGAAGTGTTTTAGAAGTAGGATCTGATTCTACATCAGGCAAAGGGGTAGTCACTAGTGGTGCTCTGCTGCTACCACCACCTGGTCTATCATTTCCATAAGGTATTTCTCTTGGTTTATATTGATATCCCTTACCTTTATAGAATGTAAATTGACCTGGATCTGTAAGTAATTTAACTAACCCCATATATTAATATTAACGGGGTAGATTATCTTTATATTGGGGTGGTGTTTGACCATCTAGGTCTAATTTAGAATCTTTAGCAAAATCTTTTTCGATTTCAGATGAACTAGCATCATATACTAAAGGTTTTTTACCTCCTAAACTTAATACGGATTTTTTTAATAGATCGATTAGTGCCATAATTTTTGATTATAAATATTATTAAATTTAAATTTTTATTGTTGTTCGTAATTTGTTAAAGCTATTGTAGCTCCTACTTTATTTCCATCAATGTATACTCCACCTTCTTTACTTAATATACGTTCTAATAAATTAGCAATTTTATCAAGTTTAGCACCACTCATCCCTCCTCCTCCTGAGGTTCCTTGTTTATCAAATAAATCGGTACCAGCTACAATATCATCTTTATCATTTAATCTAATTGCTCCTTCAGGCCCTAACAAAGTACGTTTACCATACCCTCCTTCAGAGAACATATCATCAGCTATAGCAGCTTCACCACTACTACTACCCCCACCTCCAGTTAATGCTTTAATAGCGAAATACCCAGCAGTTGCTGCAGCAATTGCAATGGCCACACCAACACCAAAAGTGACAGCAGCATTTGTAGCTAACGAAGCTGATAGAATACCCATCGATATACCTAATTCAATTGTTTTTTGACCGATGTTGGCAATAATACCAGCAGTTTGCGCAAGTATAGAGGCTTTGGTAGCATTTTCTGCAGTACCCTGAGAGATGGCTAGACCTAATTGGATTTCTTTCCATGCTGCAATGGCTTTATTATAACCTTGGACTGATTTATATACCAAAGCTATACTACCAATAGTAACTAAAATTCCTCCTAATGCTTTTTCCCAAAAACTTAATTGGCCTCCTCCGTCAATAAGTCTAGTAAGCAAATCAGCTACATATTCTACGATAGTAGAGATAGTATTCATAATAGGAACAAAGAGTGTATCTAAGAGAGGTTGGACAGCTTCTTGAATTCTCAACATTGCTTCTTCAAACCTCATATTTTCTTCTACTCCTTTAGTTTGAGCTTGTAATCTACGTTCTTCTTGGTTAGCTAATTTATCTGCTAAAGAGGACATAGTAGTCATTGCTTTAATACCTTCTTTTTGCATGTCTACTTGATTGGTATTTTCAGCGGTATTTTCTTTTTGTTTAACCAACATATCACCCATTTGGTCACGATTCATGCCCAAAGATTTAGCTAATGCTTCTTGTTGAAGAACATTCATACCAGCATAATCAGCTTGAGTAATACCTTGTTCTGCTAACGCTTCCATTAAACCTACTTGATCGTTATTTAAAGCTGCTGCTCTTGCTTTTTCAAGATTTAATTCTTTACCCGTTAACAATTCAGCTTCCATTTCAGCCGCTAATGAATCCTCGATATTAAGTAAGCTACTTGCTATACCCTCAACATCTTTCATTTCAAGACCTAATTTTTTAGCTTTAGTTACTGCTTTAGTAATAGCTTCAGCTGATCCCCCCATAGCTAATTTTACGTTATTAGAAACACCAGCAACTGCTTTCATGATGTTTTTCATACTAACGTTAAGTTTAAGAGACTTAATTTGTCCTTGAGCAGTTTTAGCTACGTTTTCAGCTACATCACCCGCATCTTCACCTGTAAGTTTAGCTAACGTATGCATTTCTTTTAATGTATCTGCTGCTACACCACCATGAGCACTTAATTTTAAGAATGTTTGGGCGGTTTTTCCTGAAAGTTGTTCTACTCCTCCTAATGATTCATAAATAGCTTTACCGGCACCTGTTGCTTCTTGGCGAGTCATACCCATAGATTTACCCATGGAGTTAAATTGACCATATAATTTAGAAGCAACATTATTAGAAACACCTAAACTTTTTCCCATGTCTTTAACTTCACCGCTAACTTGGGCTAGATAATTTTTAGCTTCTTTTACAGCTTCCTGTTTCTTTTTAAATTGTTTTACCAAAAACATAACAGCGCCTCCTATAAGATTAGTAAAAGTAAATGCGCTTTTTAATGCTGCTCCTATACCTTTAACAGCTACTTTCATTTTTTCATAACCCGTAAGAGATCTTTTACCTCCTTGAGTCATTTCTTTGGTTAATTTTTCAGCTTCTTTAGCCCCATTACTAAAAATAGAACCTATTTTAGTCATTTTTAATTCGTTGAATACTTTAGCGGTCCCACTAAGAGCGTCAGTAATTAAAGATCCAGATTTGATAAGATTTTCTTGCCTTCGTTCTTGCTCAGCTAAATAAACTAAATTTTCATTTAATATTTCTCCTTGTTCTGTTAAAAATGCAGCTTGTTCTTGATAATTCTCTAAAGTTTGACCAGTAATAGCTAATTCTTCTTGTTTTCTAGCAGCTAATTCTTGAGCACGTTTAACTTGGTCAGCATTAATGTTTAATCCTTTCTTTTGTTTTTCAAGAAGAGCGCGTGCTAGATGATCTGCTTTTTTAGATTCTTCTTGTTTTTTCTTGAATTGTTTAAGTAAATCTTCTTCTCCTTTGCCAAATTGTTTTTGAAGAGCAATAGCTTGTTTTTCAAGATCTTGCTGAAGTTTTTGATTTTTAGTTATATCCTTTTGGACAGATGTTATACTATCATATTCTGAGGATAAATCTCTAGTAGCTTGGACTGCTTTTCTAGATAAATCTAATGATCCTTTTTCTAAAGTAGATTTTGTTTTAGACTCAGCAACTACATTTTTAAGGACATCAGCTAATTGGGTCATCAAATTAATTTGTTCCCCTAAAAGTTGATTTGCTTCTTGAATATTTTTAGTTCTGCTATCGGCCATTTATTAACTAATTAGTTATATGTAATAAATATTGAGAGGTATCAAATTTGACACCTCTCATTTATCTACTTTAACTTATTTTTATCTGGTTTAGCCCAATCGAAATTAGTAACATTTGGGGATCCTTTACTTTGGGTTTTATTTATTGCTTCTTGTTCAGCATCTGATTGACGTTTAATAGACTCATTAATAAAATTAAATGTAGCTTTTCTTAACCAAATAGGCATATCATACACGGTAAACCAATCATATCCTCCGTTTCCGAAAAATACTATTTCATGTATGGTTTTAAATAAGTTATATCTATACTCTTGCGTCAGGCCAAAAAAACTGGACCTCAATGGGTACAGTGACCTCCTGCTCACCATTTGGACCATCGTGGATGAAGGTCATTTTAATATCAGGTTGAATATCTCTAATATATGATCTTAAAGCTACTGAATCTTTAGCTAACATATAATTATCTACAAACTCACGAATTGTTTTTTTATCGTCTTCACCATCAATAGAAAGAATTTGGTGTTTTAAACGAGTAGAAACATCAGCAGATACGTTTTTATTAATACGTTTCATACCTTTAATTTCTTGCTCAACTGCCTTTTCAATTTTACCCGTAATTAATTGGAATGTAATTTTATTACCAGAAGTTGGAAGAACAAATTCAAATTCATTTACTCCTTTAGTAACTAAATTTTCATCTAATTCTTTTAGAGGTAATTCATTGAGATCAATTTCAATTTCTTCACCTTCATAAGTGAAAGGATAATCTTTACCATAACCTAATACTCGAGCTGCAATCATAATGGCGTTTTTATCACCAATTAAAAGGTCAGCATAATCAAATTCAGTAACTAATAAAGATTGTAATAACTTATCGATTACAACACCTTGTTTTACATAACTCATATTGGTAAGAATATCTTCTTCTTTAGCCGTCATGTATTTCATTTCTACTGTTCCCGATGATAGTGGATGACCTTCAGGATATAATAGGCCTTTTGAAGGTAATTCAACAATTTCCGTTGGAAATTTGAATTTTGGTTTTTGTGTGGTCTCTTGTTTTGCCATAATTTTTATTTAAATAACTGTTAACGAGTATAAATATCACGATAAAAAAAGAGCTTGACATAGCCAAGCTCTCTTTAAAAATATTTTGAATTTTTATTAGAAATTCAATACGCAATAATCCATTCCAAGAGTAACAGTTAAATTTTGAGCTGCTGCTTCGTTATCCCAGTTGTATTCACCAAATTCTGCTGCTTTAATAAACGCACCTTTGATAATCCATTCTGAAACAATATCGCCTACAGGGCCTAATACGTCGATAGTTAAATCTTTTTTATACATATCGGAGTATCCATCTCTACCTGTTACAGATTCGTGATGTAAACGAACCCATTCCATTACTGCTTGAGCACCTGAAGGAGTAATTGGATCAAACATTGTCATTGTTAAATCGTTCCATTTTAATTTACCTTTAATTTTACGGTAAGTATTAATATGGTTTAATACAATTTCTTCCTGTGAAAAGCCTACTGATGAAATAGCTTTAATAGTATATGCCGGAATACCATCAACATACATGATAAACCTATTTTGTACCTTTGGCTCAAAGGCGGTAAAGAAAATTTCGTTAGAATCTAATATTGCCATTTTATTTTATTTTATTATAAATATTTAACTTTTTAAAAATTACGCTGGGAAAGTAGCTCCAGTTGGCAAAATGTTGAAATCTAAGTAAATAAATTCAGCAGTTTTAGTTGGTTGAATGTAAATTTGACCTACCATTTGATTTCTATCAATTACATCCGCTGTGTTATTACTTTCATCCATAATTACTTTAAAAGCGTATAAACCTTGTCTCTGTTGTACTCCTTCTAAATAAGGATTTACAGCTGATAAGAATGAATTTCTAGTAGCGATAGTATTTTGTTCAAATACTAAATTATCTGCTACTTGTGAAATATATCCTTTCAATTCAATTAATAATCTTCTAACATTTACTCTATCTAAAGCACTTGCTCTAGTCTGTAATGTTTTTTGACCATATACTACAACACCAGTTGCAGGGAATGAAGCAATTGGGTTTACTTTATTTGAGTATAATGTATCTCTATTAGTTGAATTTAATTTTTGTTCAGCTCTAACTACTTGTCCTAAACCACCTCTGTTAATACCTGCGGGAGCGAACCATGGTTCACTTACACTGTCATTGTACGCATATACACCACCAATAACGGTTGATGCTGGTACCCATACTTGTCTGCCTAGATCTGGGTCAATTACTTGTACCCATGGCCAGTATGAAGCAGCGTATGAAGTGTTTCTAGAAGCAGCTTCACTAGTTACTGCGGTTACGTTAGAACTAAAAGCAACTAAATCTAATACGAACAAACTATCTCCTCTAGTTTGAGTATTATTTATCATGCTAGTACACTGAGCTGTATAATCTGCATTGTATAAACCTGGGGTTAACAACACATTAAATACATAATCATCTTGGTTAGCTAACAAACTAATCATATTTGTATAGTTACCACCTTCTAAACCTTGGGTGTTTGAACTATTAATATTATTATAGAAATTAGCTCCTGCTTTTACATCACCCGTAGCGCCAGTGAATGAACCACTACTTGCAGCAGGAATAAATCCTGTTAAAGATGTTTTTGCTACACCATTATTATCGAAGTAATTTAATGTAGCACCAGGAACAGAAGATACTCTCACATAACGTGAAGCATTTCTGTAATCACCTGTAATTGTTACCTGATTAGTAGCTACATTGTAACTTTCTACTTGATCACCAATTACTTTAGAAATGTAATTATCAGCTTTAGGATCTAATGATAGATTAGTCCAAGTTTCTAAAATAATTTTATTATTTGTATTATCATCACCTCTTCTAATCAATAAATCAAATGTACCTGATGAAGTAGATGGGTTTGAAATTTCCCATCTAATATTATCAGAACTACCTGAAGCTAATGAACCTGAAGAATCCAGACTTGAGCTACTGTTCATGATAACACCTTCACCTAAAGTTTGAAGAATAAATGAACCTGAGGTATTGGAACCACTTGGAGCTTGATTTCCGGTTGTTGAAGCGGATGAATAAGAACCACTAACTACTCTAGCTACTAATAATGACTCACCACCATTTTGGAAATAATTATAAGCTGCAATTGAGGTAAAGAAAGAGTACTCATCACTACCACTATCAAATGTAGTCCCGAATAAACTTGAATAATCTGAATATGATGTAACTATTGTTGGAACTTCTACTGGTCCCTTTACTGTTGGACCGATGATAGCAGCACCAACCGCTACGGGTTGCTGGCTAACAAAAGATAAATCATTTTCTCTTGCTAATACACCGGGAGATACTAGAGTTTCTGCCATTTTGTTATTTTGTTATTGTTTTGTTATAAATATATAAAAAGAATTCAAAAATCATCGTTTTAAGAACTCACCTGTTTCAATATTTATATTTCCTTCTCCGTATTTAACTTGTAACTCGTTACCTAAATTTACACTTCGTTTGTTTAAACTATCAAGTTCAGATACGAGTTTTTCTTTATCTAGTTCTAGATTTTGAATATCATATTCAATAGCACCAAATTTAGAAATTAAGTCAGCTCGTTCAGCGTTTAAATTAGTTACTTGTTGTAATTCTTCTTGGGTTAGAAATATTTTGTCCATAATAAATATTAGTTTTTTATTTAAAATTAAGAGTTCTATTAATTGATTTAATTACTCTTTCAGGTGTTATAGTTTTACTACATTCAAATTGTCTTGTTGTGTCTTTATGATCAGGACACCATTCCCAATCACCCGGGTTTAACCATTCTCTGTTAAAACATCCCGTACAAACATTTTCATCATAATTAAACACACGTTCACAATCTAAAAATTCACTATAAGGTTCACTAAAACCAGAAATTAAAGTAACTGGGGTTCCTACAGCCCATGCTAACCATGATAATCCACTTCCCACACCTATAAAAGCATCAGCATGTTTAATGTCAACCATTCTATCCTCAATTGGATAATCACCAGTTTTATTAATTACTCCTTTTAAAGTACCTCCTAATTTAGAATCATGCCAACTATCCCCTAAACGTTCTTTAGTAATCATTACTACTTTATATCCTTGATCTTTTAAATAATTGATTACGGTTTGCCACCCTCCGGGATGCATCCAATACTTAGCATGTGCTGAGGCATGTGGAGCTATAACTACATATTTTCCATCAATTTGTTTTCCTTTATCAGGAATTGTAATTTTTGGTTTAATTTCTTTGTAATTTAGTCCTAAAATAGAAGTTGTTGTTTCTCCTAGTGGGTGTTTTTTAAAATCAATAGAAATTTTATCATGATCTACTGTATGGTCTTCTTTGTAGAACCACCCAATATTATACATTGCATATAAATCAAATACTTCAGTGCCGGGTTTAACGAATTCAATTTCTGGGTATTCATTTTCAAACCACTCGTTATGGAATGTAGAACAAATTAGTTCACATTGGTGTTTTTTTCTAAATTCATCTACGTGAGGGAACCAAGCTAGTGTATCTCCAATTGCCGACGATTCTAGATGGATATATACACGTTTTCCTTTAGCATTATATTGGTGAGTGTGGATATGTTCGTTAGTGTCAGCATCGTATATTTCAATTTTCCAATCTTTAAAATATTTTGTATTTGGTCGAGTCCACATATTATTATTTATAGTGGTATCGAATACAATACTATCGTTCGAATTATCTTTAAATAAAACTCGATAATTAGCTTTTTTATCTCCTTTTACTTCAACTTTAGCACCTCCAATAAAATTAATTAAAAATTTATTTTTAGCTTCTTTAAAAGGAATATTTAATTGAGTTAAATTGTTATAATTTTCTATTAAAACTTCTTTCATATCATTAAATAATCGTTAGTTGGGTTATGACTTTCTACTATTTTGTATCCTAATTTTTGCAAATAAGGAACTGCTTTGTGGCTATTATCTTCAAGCCATATTATAGGTTTATATTTTAATAATAAATCTGTCATTCCTTCAAATGCAGATAATTCATGTCCTTCCACATCAATTTTAATAAATTTAATGGGTTCAGGAAATGTAATAGTATCTAATGCAATTACTAAATTAGTAATGTTACTGTTAGGAACAATTTTTATTACGCCTGAATTTTGTTCTTGTTCATTACCAAAATGAACCATTGAATTATTACTTCCAACACCTATATTAAAACAATGAACATCATTATATCTATCAGTATTAGTTTTTAATACATTATAATTCTCAAAAAATGGTTCAAAAGCCCATATTTTTAAGTTTGGAAAATAATGTTTAAATTGAACACAATGTGCTCCTATATTAGCACCTATATCTAACATTAATCCATCTTCAGGAAAATATGATTTAAATTGATTAAATAATTCAAATTCCCAAAAATCATTATATTTTACTATATCATCAGATATACATTCGGGTCCCTCATATATTACCATGGGGGTATTTTTAATGCTGACTAATCTAGTTGAACGTTTCATATATTTTTATTATTTCTTTAGAACGATTATACCATGATAATTCTTTACCAGTGTTTATTGATTGATTTTTATACGAATCCCAATTTTTTATAATATCTTTTAATCCTCTATCCATTTCAAAAACATCACGAGGGGCTCTCCAAGCACCATGAAAATCAGTTTCATATTCCCAATTAGCGATAATAGGTAAACCAGCAGCGGCTGCTTCAATCATTGTTAAATTAGGATGCCCTGCTTCTAACATAGTTGGATGAACAAATATATCGTGGTTATGATATAGTTCTAATAATTTAGTATTAGGGGTGTCAAAAACCAAGTTTAGTTTAGGATAATTTAACATCCATAAATGACCATTAAAAAATTGTTTATTAGCTGATGGGCCCGCTATTGTGATTTCTAAATCATTCATCATAGCTAAACCTAAACCATACGTAAATCCTTTTCTATCGTATGTTGGATCACCTGCTAAACCATTATTAGCAACCATTAGCAATTTTGGATTGTCGGGACGAGTATGGAAAGGTAATGGGTAAAATTCATCTATGTTTACGCCGTGAGCGAAGTAAATACATTTATCGCTATCAAAATAATCTACTAAAAATCTAGCGGGCATTAATGATATTAATGAACCTTCAATTGCTTTAAGATTTTGTTTATATACATGAGAATTTTTTCCATAATGATAGGCATGATGATCATGTAATTGGTAAATATAAGGTATACCTCGTTCAGCTAATTGAATAGCTAAATTTGCTACGTGACAATGAACTATATCATAGTCTTCTTTTTTAATATCTTGTGACCACATTAGATCAACTGTATGGCCTAATTTACGTTGGTTTACTATAAATTCCCATACAATTTTTTCAATTGCTCCCCAGGCTGGAGGGGGGACTGGGATTCCACATCCTGGGTGTACTTGGGCTATTCTCATTTTGCGTAAATTTCAGGGCTATTTTCATCCATACCTTTAAACTCTTGTTCGATAATGCTAAATCCTGGGAGGTGTTTAGTATAGATTTTATCTGCTGTTCCTACTCTTAGTTTAGCAACGTTACAAATCCATAAATCAAAAGCATCCCAAGGTAATGTATTTAATTTTTCTCTAATACCTGCTAATTTAGTTCTTGTAATTAAATAAGATTGAGCAGGAACAAATGGTGTTACATCTGTATGGATATCATCTACTTTAGGGCCATTTAAATTTCTATTATCTGTTGGATTACCAAAACCAATAATATCCATATCTGTTTTAATAGCAGTTTGATTAAATTCAATTAATTTACTATACAATTCACTAATAGGAGTATCGATAATAACATCACCTTCGAAAATTAACACATAATCATAATCATCATTATTTTCAGCTAACATTGCATTTTTATGTGCCAGAAAACATCCATAATGGCCTGGGGCTAATTTATAATAACCTGGTTTGTCTTGTACATCGTCAGGTCTGTTACAATTTTCTCTTGGAGGGGTATCTTTATAAATTTCATTAATACGTTGTTCGTATTCAATACCTGTTAATTCACAGAATTCTTTAACACTTTCTACAGAACGAATTTCCTTTTCATTAGTATCAGGTTCTGTAACTAGGTGCATTAATTTTACTTTTGGTTTTCTAGCATATTGTGTTGTATCTCCTTTCCATTTAAAATTACCATTATTAGGCATTTTGTTTAGGAAATAATCTTTATCTAAATTAAATACGTGCTCCTTAATAAAGTCACCTGTATTTAAATCGGTAATATGGAATTTTACTACTGTGTTATCATCTAATGAGTAAGGAACCATATCCCAGAAATAATATTTACCTGTAACTTCTAAGTTTCTATCAATGATTACTTCACCATTTCTTTCTACAGTATAATGGATTAATTTACTTTCTTTAGCATTTGAAATTGTAATCCAAGGACAGAATCTACCAGGAACATTTGAAGGTAAAATTGTATAGTATTCAACCATTGAGTAATCTTCAAAATCAAAATATTTTTCAGCATCAGATTCGAATTTTTCTCTAGGTTCAATATGATTATTTGGATAGTCTTTAAATAAATGGTAATACATATTTTCAATACCATTAGATTCAGAACCACAAGTTACCATCAAATCATCATATTCTTTAGCTGAATGGATATCAGGGGTTTGTCTTAGTATTGCATTTGGTGTTGCACTAAAGAAATATGTATAATAACATTTACCTTCTTGTGCTTCAAATTCACCAAAGAATGTATCGTTTGTATTTAGAATTTTAGAAATGTAATTAATATAATCTTCATCTTTTAAGATATAATCATAATTAATAAAATGAAGTTTATCGATACCTAAATTTTTAGCAAATGTAGCAGGGTTTCTAAAACTAGTGTAACAAGCAGGGCCATGGTAAATGTCATTACCTTCACCTCTCAAGTTAATATTAGTATCATATAATCCTGTATAGAAATTAAAACTAGAATAGTATGTGTGTTTAGTTAAAATGTTGTTAGAATCATAGAACACGTAATCAACCATTTCCTGCAAGTCTTTGGGGACAGGAGCGTGTGATGAGATAATAATTTTACGACCATCTTTTTTTAATGAGTTAATGCAATCTTTTGTAGTTTGTATAATAGCATCTGTTACAGGATACGTACAAACAACATATGCTTCTTTACTAGGGTCAATATAATCATTATCACCTAAATAAGATTTAATTAGTTGTTTATTTTTTTCTATATCATCAAAATCTAGATAATTTACACTACTAAATTTATCAAAGTAATTTTGGTATACTTCTAAATTATATAATAATTGTGGAATTTGGTATGATAATGCTTCACGGATAACCAAAGGCATTGTTTCCTTATCGTTTTTAGTACCACGAGAGGTAAATAAAAATAAATCCATTGCCTGATAGAAATTATTTACATCTGTACGTTCGTTCCACCATGTAAGATTATCTGGTTTATCATTCATTAAAGGTTCCCAATAAAATTTAAAATTGTCGGCTTGGTTACCTACACAATGAAATTCATATTCGGGCATTGATTTAGCATACTCAAAGAATTCAGCTTGATTTTTTCTAGGAGTAAACAAACCAATATGTAAAATGTGTTTTTTATTAGGATCTAATCCTAATTTTTGTAAGGCCTCAGTTCTATCAGGACGCTTAATATACTCAATAGGATATTCAACTAATACTTTAGGAATATCAATATCTTTGTATTGATCAATTTGCCATTGAGATACAAACATAAACATATCCGGGAAGAATTGTTTATCATCTGTGTTAAATGAAGAATCATGTGATGTTTCTACAATTTTATATGGGCGATCTGTGCGATATATTTGTTCCATTATATCTCTAGGAAATCCAGCTAATTCTGGGATTTCTTCTAGGTGGATGATGTCTGGTTGGATATTATCGATTAAAGATAAGATTTCTTCTTTATCTTCTCCTAGAGTGTAAAATCTAGCCTCGGGGAGTAAAGCTTTAATTTTATTTTTAGTAACTACTAAACGACCTCCAGTTACATCTGTCCATTCTACTAAATGAATTTCATATTCATTATTAAGTAATTCTACTTTTTTAGTAAGATATTGGGGTAAGCCTCCTGTAGATAAATGAGGGGCTATATATAACAATTTTTTCATTTGGGATGTATTATCTATATAAATTATTACTTGATTTTTTATACTTGAAACATAATCTAAATCATCTTTAAACCATTGAGTGTTATCAAATCCATCGACTGATTCTATTTTAAAATTAAAATTATATTTAGTAAGTAATTTATACATTTGTTTAAATGAATCTTTCATTGATTGATCGTTCAAATGAAATTCACCTACAATATAATCTACATTATTTTTTAAGTAATTAATATTTTCTTCAGTAAAAATAGTGTATTCTCCCCCTTCACAATCTAATTTAAGAAAATTAATTCGGTCTAGTTTATTTTCAGTTACTATAGATTTAAAAGAAACTATTTCTACTTTTTCTTTTTCACTACTCCATTCTAAATCTAAAATATCACCATCTTTAAAACCAATTGCTTTTTTATATAGCTGTAAATTAGGTAATCCGGATAAAACTGAGTTTTTTATTAATAAATCATGATACAAGGAAATAGGTTCTACTGCTATGGCTTTAGATATTTCTCTGTCTTTTATAGTATACAAAAAAGGACCTATACTAGCTCCTATATCTACAACAACATCTCCCTTTTTTACTTTTTTATATTTTTCATATTGGGAATGTTCAAAAAATTCGTTTTCTAAACATTCTTTAAAATATGGATCTTTTTCAGGGATATTTCCGTAATCAAACATAAATTTTATTTAAAATGTGAACCGCCTAACCATAATACTAAAGATCTTCTAGTTCCCCTAGTTATAGGAGTAACTCTATGAAGTAAATAAGAAGGGAAAATAACTGTGGCTCCTTTACCACGTACTGTTTTTTCTTCAGTAGATCCTCTTAATATTTCTAGATCACCTCCATCATAATCATCACTATCTGAAAGTTGAATAGTAACTGATACTTTTCTAATACTTAATTCACCGGGACCAATATCTTGGTGCCAATCGTAGTGACCTCCATTATCAAAATATTCAGTATATTGGATAGCTTCAGGCATTGAATGTAAATCAAAATTCCAAATTGAATTAGCCTCAGTTACTAGATCTGAGATGCGCCAGTAAATCCAACTAAATTCATCGGTTTGAGGAATCCATCTAACAGTAGATTTACGAATACTAGTAATTTCATCTTCAGCCCCACCCCCAGCGATTGAACCATATTGAGTAGGAACTTTGCTACAATCAGCAATAATTTTATCTATTTCTTGTGAATTAAATCCTTGTTCAAACCAATAAAATTCTGTAGGGTTTGTTGACAAGTCTGGGTCAAAATTATAAAAAGTTTTCATTAGCGTATTTCGGGTTTATCACAATCAAAAAAGAACATATGGAAGTAACGCGAATTATAAATGTTATCACCAAAGTATTCACTAGCAGCATGGATTGTGCGAGCATCCCAAATTGCTAATCTATTATACACATTACCTATTTTATCAATTAGTTCGAGTTTAGTTTTATCATAATAATTACCATCTTGGAATGTAATATTATATTCTTCTGATCCATTTTCCCAAGGTTCAAAACGTGTTTTACCTGTTAATCTAGAACGATAAAAATTTGTACCTGATTCTGGAGGGGCATCAGGGGTTAAAAATACTACTGCGGCGTATTGTTGAGTATCACAATGGTAAACCAAGGGATCTTGAGCTGTGCAGTATTGGAATACTCCATTGTAATTATAATCCCAATTAGTTACTTTCGCATTTAATACTTGTTCGATTTTTTCTTTAGTACCTTCAACAATTAGTTTTTCATGACTACGTTTACCTTTATGCCATTGTGAAGGTTCAAAATTAAAATTATTCATAGTAAATTCCCTAATACTATCAGGATCACTATAAAAATTATCAACTGCTACTACTGAGATATCGGTACCATTATTAATACCTGATCTTATTATATTATGAAATTGTTGGAATTGTTCTGTCATCATGGTCTAGGTCCGGGGCGACGTTCGTCGCTTTTAATTGCACTTAAATAAGCTCGAGTAACAGGAATATTATTATCATACATCCATTCATTAGGAAAATAAGTGTCTACATTAAATGCCTGGAATTTAATTTTATCATTATAAATAAAATCAGCATAATATTTGTCTGTATAATACCAGAATGAATTTTGGTTCCAATAACTAACGTGAGTTGGATCTTGGAAAGCACCTCTACCATCAGTTGAAGGAACTTCAATAAACGCCCATGCTTTATCAGCTAATACCCTGTGTATTTCCGACATAGAGTGGTGTTTATCGTGTAAATGTTCAAGGACATGGGAAGCGTTGATCACACCGACTGAATCGTCTTCAAACGGCCATTTACCATTTAAATCAGCAGTAATCATTCCGTTTTGAATATCAACTGATTCGTATCCTTCACGAGGGTATAAACCTCCTCCAATATCAAGTTTACGTAAACCGCGTAAATCAGCATCACGTTCTGCTAAACGTTGTTGCCATTCTAACATCATTTGTATAGTACCATCTTGGATTTCTTGATTACGTTGTAACCAAGTATTGTCACCATAGATACGATAAAAATATAAAGTTTTAGGAATATATTTAAACAGAGTAACCATATAAGTTCTCATCATTAAATCTTGATCGTCTAAAATAGATAAATTTTCATTATGACCTCCTACTTCTTTATAAACCGATGCTCTCCAAGCACGAACGTGATCAGGAGCATACCAAATTAAACCCATACAATTAGCGGAGGGTTCAAATGAATCCATTGAAATATATTCTTTACCTTGCCAAAATGCTGGTTTGTATGTCCATCCAAATTCGGCACCATAAGGAATAAAATCATCCTGTAGTTTAGCATTATCACTATAAACAAATCCAATTTCAGGATCTTCAAATCCTTTTGCTACTTCTTCAAGACAATCAGGAGTAATAACATCATCATGATCGACTTCTACTAGAATTTCTCCTGTTGCTAAATGGAATGCTCTGTTTTTTAAATACCCTACATTTGTACTTAGAGGATTTTTTAAATCGTGGTGAATTACTACACGAGAATCGTTTAAAATTTCAGATGAAAGATCATCTTTACGTAAACCTCCATTCAAATAAAGAAGCCACTCCCAATTTTCATAGGTTTGGCTCTTTAATGATTCATATAATTCTTGAAGATATATACCCTTATGGGTAGGTGTAACTACACTTAATTTCATAAATAACTATTTTCGATAAATATAACATTTTTAATTTAGGATTCCAACCTAAAATTAAATAGTTGACATAATAATTTGGCCTGTATCTACAGTAATAACATTATTAGTATTAATTCTCCATCCATATATGGTAATAATATCGTTAGCGTTTAAAGTACCCGTCCAATATAATTTAGCTACACCTCCGTGTGTATTTGAATTTTGAATACGGCTACGAGCCATACTTAAATAAGTGTTAGTAGCTGTTGTTTTTACGAGTTTAAAGAACCCACCATTTGATTGGCTATATCCTGTCCCTAAAGTAAATTTAAAAGATGCTTCAATGTAATATGTAGAAGTAAAATTAACTCTAATACCATAGTAATTTCCTCCTGAATTTAAAGGAGTAAAATATGATGTATTAGCATTAATAATATTATTCATTCCGGTCATTTGTACAGCTGAAGGTTCTTGAAGACCTAAAGCGGTATTTAGATTGATGTCAAAAATCATTACTTCACCTTCACCTATTGAGCGTTGGCCTTGAGAACCTTGGGGTCCTCTATAACCTTGAGGTCCTCTGTAACCTTGAGCACCTTGAGGTCCTCTAGGGCCTGGGTTGTTAGGTCCTGTGGGTCCAGTAGCACCTGCTTTACCTGTAGGGTTTGAACCTTGATATCCTTGAGGTCCTTGATAACCTTGAGATCCTCTAGTTCCCTGAGGTCCATTTTGATTTCCTAATCTACCCGGACTGCCTTGGGGACCTTGACCTCCTCGTGGATTAGAGCCTGAATGTCCTTGATAGCCTTGAGAACCTCTACCTCCTTGACCACCAGAGTATCCAACTCGTCCTGTATATCCAGTAGGAACACCTTGATTACCTTGATATCCTTGAGAACCTCTTGGATTTGGTCCCGGTACACCTTGTGGTCCTTGTGGACCTTGGTATCCTTTGTGTCCTGTATATCCTACTGTATCATTTGGAGTACCACCTATACCTGTTCTACCACCATATCCTGTACGTCCTGTTGGTTGATTACCTTGGTAACCTTGAGGACCCTGGGAGCCTCTGCCTGTACCAGGACCTGTATATCCTTGAGGACCTTGAGGACCACCTTGATGACCAGTTCTACCACCATACCCTGTAGGACCCGTAGGTTGATTACCTTGATAACCTTGAGGACCCTGGGAGCCTCTGCCTGTACCAGGACCTGTGTATCCCTGAGGACCTTGAGGACCACCTTGATAACCTTGTGAGCCTTGATATCCTTGAGGACCTGTTGGTTGGTTACCTTGATAACCTTGGGGTCCTTGAGAACCTCTACCTGTACCTGGGCCTGTGTATCCCTGAGGACCTTGAGGACCACCTTGATGACCTATTCTACCATCATATCCTTGAGGACCTGTTGGTTGGTTACCTTGATAACCTTGAGGACCCTGTGGTCCTCTACCTGTACCTGGGCCTGTATATCCCTGAGGTCCTTGGGGACCGCCTTGATAACCTTGAGGTCCTTGATATCCCTGAGGACCTGTTGGTTGGTTACCTTGATAACCTTGAGGACCTCTGTAACCAGTGTTACCTGTGTTACCTGTACCTCCTTGTCCTCCTTGAGGACCACCTTGGTATCCTTGTGGACCTCCAATTCCTGTATATCCTGTTCTTCCTGTAGGAGAAGTACCTTGGTATCCTTGAGGACCTTGAGGACCTCTTCCTCCTTGACCTCCTCGACCACCTTGAGGACCTCCTTGGTAACCTTGTGAGCCACCATGTCCTGTGCGACCTGGGTTTCCTGTAGGGTTTCTACCTTGGAAACCTTGATAACCTTGAGCACCTTGACCTCCTTGACCACCTTGGTTACCTGTTTCTCCTCCTTGATATCCTTGAGGTCCTTGATAGCCTTGAGGACCACGAGGTTCAGGACCTCTAATACCTTGGTAACCTTGAGAACCTTGACCACCGCGACCTCCTTGAGGACCTCTATATCCATTTACACCACCTTGATAACCTTGTGACCCTTGGGGACCTTGATAACCTAAATATCCTTGATTACCTTGACCGCCTTGACCTCCTTGAGCACCTTTTAGTGTATTTTGACTACCTATATCATCAAATAATTCAGTAGCATCTATTTGCCAAGTTGATGAACCTGGTTTTTGCCAATAAACTCGTAAACCATCCCCACCAGAATATTCTTGCATTCTAGCTTTAAAGTTGTAAGCTACTCCTGCAGTTAATGAAATAGTACCTGTTGTAGTACCAATGGGAGGGGTACCTCTACCACCATAAAAACCACATACAAACGTATTATTAATGTATAAATCACCGGAATCATCCGATTCACATGAGAACGTATATGTACCAGTTTGTGAAGGTACAAACGTACCCATTACTACAAAAGCATAATATGCTCCTGAATTAGGGACTGGGACTCCAGCAGTTACTAAAGTAGTATAAGTTACAAAGTCAATACCTGTATTAACGTCAATAGTTCCTGTTCCTACTAAAGTAGTAGCAGGTAAATTTGTATTTAATAAAATATCAAATTGGGTAGCATTATTAGGGTAACTTGTAAATCCATTCTTTACATAATCACTTGTAGTACCATTACCATAGTGGGTAGAATATACTTCATATGAAAGAAAACTTACATTACTTCTAATACCTTGGTAACCTTGAACACCTTGATATCCTTGAGCACCACCACCTCCAGTTGGACCTGTGTAACCACCATATCCTTGAACACCTTGGTTACCTTGACCACCTTGAGGACCTACAGAAGGAGTAGCACCTGTTCTACCTCCATACCCCGTATCTCCACCAATACCAGTATTACCTGTTCTACCTCCATATCCAGTATATCCTGTTGGACCTTGACCTCCTTGTCCTCCTTGAGCACCTTGAGGACCTGAATGACCTGAATGACCGGTAACACTATTTGTTTTACGAAGTTGTCCTGTAGTTGGGTTAATTGTTAAATAGGTTTCTATACTATTATGAGTAGTAATAGTATCAATATCGGCATAGGACCCTGAAAATACAGCACTTTCCATTATGGATTGTGTAGTACTTCCAGTAACATAAATTTTATTTCCTCTTATTTCTAAACCCATTATTCTATTTTATTATAAATATAATTTATGATACTTTTACAATATTAACTGTAAAATAAGCCCAAAAAGTTGATGATGGGTTAAATCCAGTTATTACTATTCCTTTAAATTGTAATTGTGCAAATGATCCTACGGTATAGAGAACACTAGTACTAAATGTTTCAGCATGATGATTACCACCATAAGCATATCCTCCTGCTCCTCCTATTTCTACTCCAGAAGCTGCATCCCAACATACACCCATAAATTTATCACTACCAAATTGATCGCTATAATGCCACCCCATCTGTATGTAATAAGTACCTGGGTTATTTAGGTTTACTTGGTTTCCTCCTTGTAAAGTTATAATATTATTATCTGAACTTGTACCTGCTAAAGGAATTGAAGTAGCAAATGATGGATTTTGTAATCCCGGATCAACAGTTAAAGATGTATTATTAGTTCCTTGATATACAGCCCAAGTTGGATTTGTTATACTACCTATTCCAGTAGGTCCTGTAGAACCTGCGAGTCCCGTATAACCTGTAGGACCTGAAGGTCCTGTATATCCCCCAGGACCAGTAGGGCTACCACCTTGACCACCTTGAGCACCTTGAATACCTTGAGCACCTTGTCCTCCTCTAGCATATCCTGTGGCACCTGTTCTACCATTATATCCTTGAGGTCCTTGAGGACCTGGGTTACCTGTTCCTCCTTGTGGGCCTCTATATCCACTATAACCTTGAGGACCTTGTGTCCCGGCTAAATTAACACCTTGAACTCCATCATATCCTTGAGGTCCTTGAGGACCTACAGGACCTTGGGTTCCTCTACCTCCTTGAGGTCCAGGATAACCTGTTCTACCACCATATCCTTGAGGACCTTGAGAACCCGCTCTATTGAAACCTTGAAATCCTTGAGCTCCAGTATCACCTCCAGTACCTGGTCCACCTTGGGGGCCTCTACTTCCTTGACCACCTTGTGGTCCTTGACCTCCACGACCACCTTGAGCACCTTGACCACCAGCTCTACCTTGATATCCAGTATAACCTTTAGGTCCTTGAGTACCTTGTGGTCCTCTATATCCTGTTGGACCTAAAGCACCTCTGGCACCTTGAGGGCCACGACCACCTTGGGCACCTTGACCACCTGCTCTACCAGTATAACCTGTATATCCTTTAGGTCCTTGAGTACCTTGTGGTCCTCTATATCCTGTGTGACCTACAATACCTGTATGGCCTGTGTAACCAACAAGGCCTTGAGCACCTTGACCCCCAGTATAACCAGTATGACCAGTGTATCCTTTTGGTCCTTGAGTACCTTGAGGTCCTCTATATCCAGTAGGTCCTAAAACACCTCTAGCACCTTGACCTCCACGAAGTCCTTGAGCTCCTTGACCACCAGCTCTACCTTGATATCCTTCATATCCAACAGGTCCTTGAGTACCTTGTGGTCCTCTATATCCAGTTGGACCTACAATACCTGTATAGCCTGTTCTACCTCCAGCACCTTGAGCACCCTGACCACCAGCTCTACCTTGATATCCTCCAGGACCACCACTTCCTTGACCACCTTGTGGTCCTCTATATCCTTGATGACCTTTATGTCCCGTAGGACCTTGTCCTCCTCTACCACCTTGACCACCACGACCTCCTTGAGCTCCTGTAAATCCAGTAGCATTAGTGTATCCTTGAGGTCCTTGATATCCTTGTGGTCCTTGGGGTCCTTTATATCCAGTAGGACCTTGTCCTCCTCTACCACCTTGACCACCACGACCTCCTTGAGCACCTTGATGTCCAATAGCGTTAGTGTATCCTTGAGGTCCTTGATATCCTTGAGGTCCTTGAGGACCTACAATACCTGTATTACCTGTACGACCTCCATATCCTTGAGCACCTTGTCCTCCTTGAGTACCTACTATACCTGTGAAACCACCATATCCTTGAGGTCCTTGATATCCTTGTGAACCTACAGGACCTACATATCCTGTTCTACCATTAAATCCTCCTGGGCCTCCAGTACCTGTTCTACCAGTATATCCTTGAGGGCCATAAAAACCTGCAAGTCCTTGAAAACCTGTAGCTCCTTGTGGTCCTATAATTCCTTGATGTCCGGTTCTACCATTATTTCCTTGGCCACCTTGACCACCTTGGGGACCGCCTGTTCCTCCAACTCCAGCTCTACCTGTATATCCTTGAGGACCTTGTCCTCCTTGATTTCCTCGACCCCCTTGATTACCTCGGCCACCTTGACCCCCTCGACCACCTTGACCTCCTTGAGCACCTCTGCCACCTCCTGGACCACTATATCCGGTTCTACCTCCATATCCTTGGTTACCTTGAGCACCACGTCCTCCTGTGTATCCTGGTGTTTTAGCGCGTTTATATAATATTCCATTAGCATCTACACCAATGTAATTACCTGTAGAAGGATTTGAGGATAAAACATCTACAATAGGGACACTACCATCAAAAATCACATTTTCAATATGGATTTCGGTAGAACTACCTGTTGGTAATATTTGATTATTTACTATTTTTAATCCCATTTATTATAAATATTTTAAATAAATTTAGTAACTAATACATTTGTTTGAGCTGCTGGTTGGGATGCAGAACTAGCATCAAATCCATTAGGCATTGCGTATAAATAAAGTGTAGTATTAGTAGGAAAGTTTAATATACTAACAGCAGTACCCCCACAATACATCATTTGGAATTGTTGGATAGCAGACATCATTTTAGATGCTTCCATATATGCTGTAGTTGTAGCTGGGTTACCTGTATAGAGACCAAATGTTAAAAATTCTGAGCTACTACCTGTATTAGATCCTTGTATTAAATCCATCATAGCTTCAATCTGTACACTTACCTCAACATAATATATTCCTGCAGGGAATAAAATACCATTCATATTACTTGTAGTTCCCGCACCGCTAAGAGTTTGCCCTGCAGCAGCAATTCCTAATTGAGTAAAAGCACTATTTGGTAGAAAATCTCCACCATTATTTATGTATATGTCACTACTACCTGTATTAGGTTTACCTTGGAAGGTAGCTCCTACAGGACCAGTAGTTGAACTTTGAGGTCCTCTAGGACCTTGAGAACCTCTAGGACCTCCACTACCTTGGGGTCCATCAGATCCTGTATATCCAGTGTATCCTTGAGGGCCTTGATATCCAGTGTTTGCTGCAGTACCTTGAGCACCTCTACCACCTTGAGGGCCTCTATATCCTGGTGCTGATGTAGTTGATGCAGGGCCTTGATACCCTTGAGGGCCTGGTTCTCCGCCTAAACCTACATTAGCATTTGCTCCTTGTCTACCTTGGGGTCCCCTATATCCTGAAGGGAAATTACCTTGATATCCTTGTGGTCCTTGTGGTCCTTGTCCTCCATTACCACCTTGTGGTCCTTGATATCCTGTATTGGCACTAGAGCCTATTCTACCATTAGCACCACCACCACCTTGACCTCCTTGAGGACCTTGATAACCTTGAGCACCAGCATATCCTTGTCTACCCTGATATCCTTGAGGACCTTGATATCCTTGAGGACCGGGACCTGTACCTTGAGGACCTCTGTCACCTCCAGCAGCTGTTCTACCAGTGTATCCTTGGGGTCCTCTATTACCTTGTCCTCCTTGTTCTCCTTGATATCCTTGAGGGCCTTGATATCCTGTTGGACCGGGTCCTGAACCTTGTGGTCCTCGGTCACCACCAGCAGCTGTTCTACCAGTGTATCCTTGAGCACCTCTGCCTCCTTGACCACCTTGAGTACCTCTACCACCTTGTGGTCCTCTATATCCATTAGGACCGGGTCCTGGGCCTTGTGGTCCTCTATCACCAACTGTAGCTGTTCTACCAGTGTATCCTTGAGATCCCCTACTACCTTGACTACCTTGTTCTCCTTGATATCCTTGGGGACCTCTATATCCCGTAGGTCCAGGGCCAGTACCTTGAGCACCTCTACTTCCTGGTGTTGCTGTACGTCCTGTATATCCTTGAATACCTCTACCACCTTGACCACCTTGAGTACCTCTACCACCTTGTGGTCCTCTATATCCAGTAGGACCAGGACCAGTACCTTGAGCACCTCTACCACCTTGACCACCTTGGGGTCCTTGATAACCAGTAAGTCCAGTTAATCCTTGACCTCCTTGGTTACCTCTATATCCTTGAACACCTTGATATCCTTGGGGACCTTGTGGTCCTGCTCCTCCTTGAGGACCTCTAGGTCCATTAAATCCTGTTCTACCACCATATCCAGTAGGACCTGTTCCCCCTTGATTTCCTTGATATCCTTGAACACCTTGGTATCCTTGAGCACCTATATTACCAGGAACACCTTGACCACCTTGTGGGCCTCTATATCCTGCTATACCTGTATAACCAGTAGGTCCAGTACCACCTTGACCACCACGTCCACCTTGTGGACCTCTATATCCTGTTGGACCATTTACACTACTTTGAGTACCTTGAGGACCTCTAGGTCCTGTAAATCCTGTTCTACCACCTAAACCTTGAGGACCTTGACCCCCTTGATTACCACGAGGACCTTGACCACCTTGGCCACCTTGACCTCCTTGAGGACCTCCTAAACCAGTAGGACCACCAGCCCCTGCATTACTTCCAGTAGGACCTTGTAAGCCAATAGCACCTTGAGCACCTCTACCACCTTGTGGTCCTCTATATCCAGTATATCCAGTGTTACCTTGACCACCTTGAGCACCGCGACCACCTTGAGGACCAGTATACCCGGTTCTACCTCCATATCCAGGAACTCCCTGATAGCCTTGAGGGCCTTGGTATCCTTTAACACCTTGATTTCCCTGATATCCTTGAGCACCTTGGGTACCTTGAGGTCCACCTCCACCACCTACACCTGTAGGTCCTGTGTATCCTTGGACTCCTTGGTTTCCTTGAGCACCGCTTCCTCCTCTATTAGTATTATATATTCTAGGGCCGGATGAAGTAAATGTTACAAAGTTAGAGTCGTTAGTATGTGTTGCGAGATTAAGGACGACAGGGTTCATTGACCCTGTCATCACTATGTTTCTCACATCTATATCTACACTCCCGGTGGGGAATATTCTATTTCCTGTTATTTCTAAGCCCATATTTGCTTATTAAATGTTTATGTAAGCATTTATTACAAATGATTCACCATCTCCACTTTCTAAAGCAGTTGCGAATACTACATCTTGTAGATTTTCGCTAACCATTTCTTCTCTAGAAATTGCTTTAGCGTGTCCTAGTTTATCAGATGTTACAAGGTAATCACCTTCTTTTACTGGGCCAACCACTAGTACTGGTTCAGCACCTTGTACGATTGGAATGTTAGTACCTTCTTTCATTACACCCATTCTCATATGGTCTTTTTCACTTGAACATGGGTTTAATTCTCCATCTTTCCAAACCATTACAGTACCTGTTACATGATCAAAATTATCATTTGCATTAGATCCTGCTAAGTTTTGTTCGTGAATACCACACGTGAAGAACGCTTGAGCCCAAACTTCTCTCCAACATGATCCTGGACGACCCATATCCCAAACCATATCTTGAGCTGGCATTAAGTTACCATTCCAAATAAAGTCTGGGTTTGTGTAGTTAGCTACTGTTGATCTATTAGGTCTACCGGAGTCGTAAGTAACGATTTCACCGTTATTTCCTGTAGCTGACCAGTTAATAGCAACATCATTTGCGTTAACTGTAATACCTGTACCCGCACCTACATTAATAGTTCTTGAGGTACTTAATGTACCACCACCTGTTAAACCATTTCCTGCAGTAATACTTACATAAGTACCTGCTGTACCAACATTACCTGAAATACCACTTGTTCCTGAAGTACCATCTGTACCTGAAGTACCTGATGAACCTGAACCTCCTGATACTCCACTAGCACCACCTACACCTGATGTACCTGATGAACCTGTTGTACCTGAAGTACCACTAGCAGCACTGTTACCTGAAGTACCGGCAACACCACTTGTACCACCAGAACCTCTTGAACCACTTGTTCCTGAAGTTCTACTTAAACCCGAAGTTCCGTGAACACCGCTTGTACCATTTGTACCTCTAGAACCGGAAGTACCACTTGTTCTTGAAGCACCTGATGTACCATTTACACCACTTGTACCAATTGTACCTGCTGAACCTGAAGAACCACTAGTTCTACTTAATCCTGATTGGCCATTGTTACCACTTGTACCATTTGAACCTGAGCTACCTGATGTACCTGATACTCTACTAACACCGTTTCCACCATTGTTACCTGAAGTACCATTTGAACCTGAACTACCACTTGTACCGGATAATCTACTAGCACCGTTGGTACCATTATTACCTGATGTACCTGAACTACCACTTGTACCTGAAGTTCTGCTTAATCCTGATCCTCCGTTATTACCACTTGTACCGTTTGAACCTGAACTACCGCTGGTACCTGATACTCTACTAGCACCGTTTCCACCATTAACACCTGAAGTACCGTTTGAACCGCTTGTACCACTAGTACCTGAAGCTCTACTTAATCCATTAGTTCCAGTATTACCTGAAGTACCATTTGTACCTGTAGAACCACTAGTTCCTGATAATTTACTTTGTCCTGAAGTACCAGCTACACCGCTTGTACCTACAGTACCTGAACTACCTGCTGAACCTGATGTTCTAGATAATCCTGATTGGCCGTTATTACCCGTAGTACCATTAGAACCAGATGAACCACTTGTTCCACTTGTTCTACTTAGTCCTGATCCTCCATTATTACCTGAAGTACCATTTGTACCTGATGAACCTGAAGTACCTGATAATCTACTAGCTCCACTAGTACCATTGTTACCGCTTGTACCGTTTGAACCTGAGCTACCGCTTGTTCCTGAGGTTCTACTAATACCTGATCCTCCGTGGTTACCATTTGAACCAGTTGTACCTGAACTACCACTTGAACCTGATGTTCTACTTAATGCTGAAGCACCTGATGTACCATTTACACCACTTGTACCACTAGTACCACGTGAACCTGATGAACCACTTGTTCTTGAAGCCCCTGATGTACCATTTACACCACTTGTACCAATTGTACCGCTTGAACCACTTGAACCACTAGTTCTAGATAAAGCACTTTGTCCATTATTACCACTAGTACCGTTAGAACCGGTTGAACCACTTGTTCCACTTGTTCTTGAAGCACCTGAAGCACCATTATTACCTGAAGTACCGTTTGAACCGCTTGTACCACTTGTTCCTGATAAGCGACTTAATCCAGAAGTACCAGTGTTACCTGATGTACCTGAAGTACCTGATGAACCGCTTGTACCTGAAGTTCTACTTAAACTTGAAGCACCATTTGTTTGGTTAGCACCACTTGTACCGCTTGTACCACTTGAACCTGATGTTCTACTAATTGTTGAAGCACCTGATGTTGTACTAGCACCTGTTGTACCCGAAGTACCTGTAGAACCTGAAGTTCCTGATGTACCACTTGTTCTACCTGAACCTGAAGTTCCGGCTACACCTGAGGTACCAATTGTACCTGCAGAACCACTTGAACCACTTGTTCTAGATAATCCTGATTGACCGTGGTTACCTGAAGTACCATTTGAACCTGTTGAACCTGAAGATCCACTTGTTCTTGAAGCACCTGAAGCACCGTTGTTACCGCTTGTACCACTTGAACCTGATGTTCTACTAATTGTTGAAGCACCTGATGTTGTACTAGCACCTGTTGTACCCGAAGTACCTGTAGAACCTGAAGTTCCTGATGTACCACTTGTTTTACTAGCACCTGAAGTACCATCAACTCCGCTTGTACCAATTGTACCTGCAGAACCACTTGAACCACTTGTTCTAGATAATCCTGATTGACCGTGGTTACCTGAAGTACCATTTGAACCTGTTGATCCACTAGTTCCTGAAGTTTTACTCAATCCACTAGTTCCAGCATTACCTGTTGAACCTACTGTACCGGTTGAACCACTTGTTCCGCTTGTTCTTGAAGCACCTGATGTTCCGTGAACACCACTTGTACCATTTGAACCTGAGCTACCGCTTGTACCTGAAGTTCTGCTGATACCTGAAGCACCATTATTACCATTCGAACCAGTTGTACCTGATGAGCCGCTTGAACCTGATGTTCTACTTAATGCTGAAGCACCTGTTGTACCATTCACCCCGCTTGTACCTGAAGTACCTGTAGAACCGCTACTACCACTTGTACGTGAAGCACCTGATGTACCGTCTACACCGCTTGTACCAATTGTACCAGCAGAACCACTTGAACCTGAAGTTCTTGATAATCCACTTTGTCCATTATTTCCTGAAGTACCTGTTGAACCTGTGCTACCACTAGTACCACTTGTTCTTGAAGCACCTGAAGCGCCATTGTTACCTGAAGTACCATTTGAACCGCTTGAACCACTTGTTCCTGATAATCTACTAGCACCTGATGTACCATTTACACCTGATGAGCCATTTGTACCTGATGAACCTGATGATCCACTAGATTTTGACGCACCTGAGGTACCATCAACTCCACTAGTACCTATTGTACCCGCAGAACCACTTGAACCTGAAGTTCTAGATAATCCTGATTGGCCATTATTACCGCTTGTACCTGATGAACCGGTGCTACCACTTGAACCACTTGTTTTAGAAGCACCACTTGTTCCAGCATTACCTGTTGAACCTACAGTACCCGTAGAACCACTTGTTCCTGAAGTTGTACTTGCTCCTGAAGTTCCATCAACTCCACTTGTACCTTCTGTACCAGTTGAACCTGAAGTTCCAGATGTTGAACTAGCACCTGAGGTACCGTCTACACCACTTGTACCAATTGTACCAGCGGAACCTGAGCTACCACTTGTTCTTGATAAACCTGATTGGCCATTATTTCCTGAAGTACCATTCGAACCTGTTGATCCGCTTGTACCACTTGTTTTACTAGCACCTGATGTTCCAGCATCTCCTGATGAACCTACGGTACCTGTACTACCTGATGTGCCACTAGTTTCACTAGCACCTGATGTTCCTGCGTTACCACTTGAACCTACAGTACCTGTTGAACCAGATGAACCACTAGTTCCTGAAGTACCACTTGTTTCGCTATCTCCTGAGGTACCGGCTACACCGCTTGTACCTACAGTACCTGAACTACCTGCTGAACCTGAAGTTCTAGATAATCCTGATTGACCGTTATTTCCTGAAGTACCGGTTGAACCGGTTGAACCTGAACTACCACTTGTAGCCGAAGCTCCACTGGTTCCAGCATCTCCTGATGAACCTACAGTACCTGTTGAACCACTTGTTCCTGAAGTTTCACTAGCACCTGATGTTCCTGCGTTACCACTTGAACCTACAGTACCTGTGCTACCACTTGTACCTGAAGTTTCGCTATCTCCTGATGTTCCAGCTACACCGCTTGTACCAATTGTACCCGATGAACCTGAAGATCCTGATGTTCTACTTAATGCACTTTGACCTGCATTTCCTGAGGTACCATTTGAACCAGTGCTACCACTTGTACCACTTGTTTCACTATTTCCTGAAGTTCCAGCTTCACCTGTGCTACCTGATGTACCAGATGAACCACTTGTACCACTTGTATTACTTAATGCCGAAGCACCTGCTGTACCTGCATCTCCACTTGTACCTGAAGTACCTGTTGAACCGCTTGTGCCACTTGTTTCACTATCTCCTGATGTTCCAGCTACACCGCTTGTACCAATTGTACCAGCAGAACCACTTGAACCACTTGTTCTACTTAGTCCTGATTGACCTGCATTTCCTGAAGTACCATTTGAACCCGTTGAACCACTTGTTCCTGAAGTTTCACTTGCACCGCTAGTTCCAGCATCTCCTGATGAACCTACAGTACCTGTTGAACCGCTAGTACCACTTGTTTCGCTATTTCCTGAGGTGCCAGCTTCACCTGATGAACCTACAGTACCTGTTGAACCTGATGAACCTGAAGTACCACTAGTACCTGATGTTTCACTATCTCCTGATGTTCCTGCTACACCTGAAGTACCTACAGTACCTGATGAACCTGAACTACCACTTGTTCTACTTAATGCACTTTGGCCTGCATTTCCTGAAGTACCATTTGAACCCGTGCTACCTGAGCTACCACTTGTAGCAGAAGCACCTGATGTTCCAGCATCTCCTGATGAACCTACTGTACCTGTTGATCCGGAAGTACCACTTGTTTCACTAGCGCCACTAGTTCCAGCATCACCGCTTGAACCTACAGTACCTGTGCTACCTGAGCTACCGCTTGTAGCTGAAGCTCCACTTGTTCCTGCTACACCGCTTGTACCTATTGTACCAGCAGAACCGCTTGAACCACTTGTTGCACTTAATGCACTTTGACCTGCGTTTCCTGAAGTACCGGTTGAACCTGTTGAGCCCGATGATCCAGAAGTTGCACTAGCACCTGAAGTTCCAGCATTACCTGTTGAACCTACTGTACCTGTTGAACCTGATGAACCACTTGTAGCACTATTACCTGATGTTCCGTCTTCTCCAGATGTACCTGAAGTACCTGTTGAACCGGATGAACCACTAGTTCCTGAAGTTACACTATCTCCTGAAGTACCAGCAACACCGCTTGTACCAAGTGTACCTGAGCTACCACTTGAACCTGAAGTTCTTGATAAACCTGATTCACCATCATTACCTGAGGTACCTGTTGAACCTGTTGAACCGCTTGAACCACTAGTTGCAGAAGCGCCACTTGTTCCAGCATCTCCCGAACTACCTACAGTACCCGTTGAACCACTTGTTCCTGAGGTTTCACTTGCACCACTAGTTCCAGCATCACCGCTTGAACCTACAGTACCGGTAGAACCACTCGTACCACTTGTTTCACTATCACCTGAAGTACCAGCAACACCGCTTGTACCAATTGTACCGGATGAACCGCTTGAACCACTAGTTCTAGATAATCCACTTTCACCATCGTTACCTGAAGTACCTGTTGAACCACTTGAACCACTTGAACCACTAGTTGCAGAAGCTCCGCTGGTTCCAGCATCTCCTGATGAACCTACTGTACCCGTTGAACCGCTTGTACCACTTGTTTCGCTATTTCCTGAAGTTCCTGCGTTACCACTTGAACCTACAGTACCTGTGCTACCTGAGCTACCACTTGTAGCTGAGTCGCCTGAAGTTCCTGCAACCCCTGAAGTACCAATTGTACCTGAGCTACCACTTGAACCACTTGTATTACTTAATGCACTTTGACCTGCATTTCCTGAGGTACCTGTTGAACCTGTTGATCCACTTGTACCGGATGTTTCACTATTTCCTGAAGTTCCTGCTTCACCTGAAGAACCTACTGTACCTGTTGAACCTGATGAACCGCTTGTTGCACTTTCACCACTAGTACCATCTTCACCCGAAGAACCTACAGTACCTGTACTACCTGAGCTACCGCTTGTTCCAGAAGTACCACTTGTTTCACTATCACCGCTAGTTCCTGCAACCCCTGAAGTACCTATAGTACCTGTTGAACCAGATGAACCGCTTGTTGCGCTTAAACCTGATTGACCTGCATTTCCTGATGAACCTGAAGTACCTGTTGAACCAGATGAACCACTTGTTTCACTATCGCCACTAGTTCCGGCTACACCTGAAGAACCTACTGAACCTGATGAACCAGATGTACCACTTGTTTCGCTGTCTCCTGAGGTACCAGCGATTCCGCTTGAACCTACTGTACCTGATGAACCTGATGAACCACTTGTTTCGCTATCACCACTAGTTCCAGCTACACCACTAGTACCAATTGTACCACTTGAACCTGCTGAACCACTTGTTGCACTTTCGCCACTTTGTCCTGCATTTCCACTAGTACCTGTTGAACCTGTTGAACCACTTGAACCACTAGTTGCACTAGCACCTGATGTTCCATCTTCACCTGAACTACCTGTTGTACCTGTTGAACCAGATGAACCTGATGTACCACTTGTTTCGCTATCTCCTGAAGTTCCTGCTTCACCTGATGAACCTACAGTACCTGTGCTACCTGAGCTACCACTTGTAGCTGAATCACCTGAAGTACCGGCTACACCGCTTGTACCTATAGTACCTGATGAACCTGCTGAACCACTGGTTGCAGAAGCACCTGATTCTCCATCATTACCTGATGTACCTGTTGAACCTGTTGAACCTGAAGTTCCACTAGTAGCAGAATTACCACTAGTACCTGCTTCACCTGAAGAACCTACTGTACCTGTTGAACCTGATGAACCGCTTGTTGCAGAATCACCTGAAGTACCAGCATCTCCTGATGAACCTGAAGTACCTGTTGAACCTGAGGAACCACTTGTTTCGCTATCGCCTGAAGTTCCTGCAACCCCTGAAGTACCAATTGTACCTGAGCTACCACTTGAACCGCTTGTTGCGCTTAATGCACTTTGACCTGCATTTCCTGAGGTACCTGTTGAACCTGTTGAACCTGAACTACCGCTTGTAGCTGAAGCTCCACTTGTTCCCGCGTCACCGCTTGAACCCACAGTACCTGTTGATCCACTTGTACCTGAAGTAGCACTTTCACCACTTGAACCGGCTATACCATCTTCACCTGATGAACCATTGCTACCAGTTGTACCAGAAGTACTAGATACTCCTGATGAACCAGCAATTCCATCTTCTCCTGAAGAACCATTTGAACCTGTTGTACCAGATGTAGCACTTTCGCCACTTGTTCCTGCTATACCACTTGTACCAATTGTACCTGAGCTACCAGCTGAACCACTTGTAGTACTTAAACCTGATTGACCGGCATTTCCATTTGAACCTGTTGTACCTGAACTACCTGCTGAACCGCTTGTAGCTGAAGCCCCTGATTCTCCATCTTCTCCTGCACTACCTGTAGTACCTGAAGAACCTGATGATCCACTAGTACCACTATCTGCGCTTTCACCACTTGTTCCAGCTTCACCTGAACTACCTACAGTACCTGATGAACCACTTGAACCTGATGTTTCACTATTTCCTGAAGTTCCCGCTACTCCTGAGGTACCAATTGTACCACTTGAACCAGCTGAACCACTTGTTGTACTTTCGCCACTTTGTCCTGCGTTACCTGAAGTACCTGTTGAACCTGTTGAACCACTTGTACCTGAAGTTTCGCTATTTCCTGAGCTACCTGCTATACCATCTTCACCATTTGAACCAGATGAACCTGTTGTACCAGATGTAGAACTTATACCGCTAGAACCAGCAATTCCGTCTTCTCCGTTTGAACCAGATGAACCAGTTGTACCAGAAGTAGCACTATTACCACTTGAGCCTGCTATACCATCTTCACCCGAAGAACCTGTGCTACCTGATGTACCACTTGTGTTTGATTCGCCTGAGGTACCAGCTACACCAGATGTACCGATTGTACCTGAACTACCAGCAGAACCGCTTGTAGACGAGGCACCACTTTCTCCAGCATTACCTGATGAACCTGTAGTACCTGATGAACCTGAACTACCTGAAGTTGCACTTAAAGCAGATTGACCTGAAGTACCAGCTTCACCTGAAGAACCAACACTACCTGAACTACCTGAGGAACCACTTGCGGCACTTTCTCCATTTGTACCTATATCACCTGATGAACCAGATGTACCTGAACTACCTGAGCTACCTGAATCAGCACTTTCACCACTTGTTCCTGCAACCCCTGAAGTACCAATTGTACCACTTGAACCCGCTGAACCACTTGTAGCAGAAGCACCACTTTGTCCATCATTACCATTTGAACCTGTTGTTCCTGTTGAACCTGAAGATCCACTAGTACCTGATTCTGCACTTGCGCCTGATGAACCTAAGTTACCTGATGAACCAACTGAACCACTTGAACCAGATGTACCACTTTCAGCGCTAACACCTGATGTTCCTAAATCTCCAGATGAACCAACAGAACCTGAACTGCCTGAAGTACCGCTTTCAGCACTAACTCCATTTGAACCCGCAACTCCGCTTTCTCCATTTGAACCTGAAGATCCACTAGTACCTGATTCTGCACTAACTCCTGAGGTTCCAATTATACCACTAGAACCTGATGTACCACTTGTACCACTATTACCTGATTGACCATCATTACCTGCTGAACCTGTAGTACCAGTTGAACCTGAACTACCTGAAGTACCTGATCCTGCACTTTCACCGCTTGAACCTAATACTCCTGAACTACCATTTGAACCTGATGAACCTGAAGTTCCACTCGCAGCACTTTCACCTGATGAACCTAAGTTACCTGATGAACCAACTGAACCACTTGATCCTGATGTGCCACTTTCAGCACTAACTCCATTTGAACCAGCTACACCACTTTCACCATTTGAGCCTGATGAGCCGCTTGTACCTGATTCGGCACTAACTCCTGAGGTTCCTATAATACCTGAAGAACCAGCTGTACCGCTTGTTCCTGAATTTCCTGATTGACCATCGTTACCTGATGAGCCCGTAGTACCAGTTGAACCTGAACTACCTGATGTGCCACTTAAAGCACTTTCACCACTTGAACCTAATACACCAGAAGAACCAACTGAACCTGATGAACCGCTTGTACCACTTATGGCACTTTCACCTGAGGTACCTAATTCACCTGATGAACCAACTGAACCGCTTGATCCAGATGTGCCTGATTCAGCACTTTCTCCATTTGAACCAGCAACTCCGCTTTCACCATTTGAGCCTGAGCTACCTGAAGTACCTGATTCAGCACTAACACCTGAGGTACCTAATATACCTGAGGAACCAGCTGTACCTGAAGTACCACTATTTCCTGATTGACCATTATTACCTGCTGAACCGGTAGTACCCGTTGAACCCGATGAACCACTTGTACCAGATCCTGCACTTTCACCTGATGAACCTAATATACCTGAGCTACCATTGCTACCTGAACTACCTGAAGTGCCTGATTCAGCACTTTCACCACTTGATCCTGCTACACCACTTTCACCATTTGAACCTGATGAGCCTGAAGTACCGCTTTCAGCACTTTCGCCATTTGATCCTGCGACACCGCTTTCACCATTTGAACCTGAACTACCAGATGTACCACTTTCAGCGCTAACACCTGATGTTCCAATTATACCACTAGAACCAGCTGTACCTGAAGTACCACTATTTCCTGATTGACCATTATTACCTGCAGATCCTGTTGTACCTGTTGAACCACTTGAACCTGAAGTTCCGCTCGCAGCACTTTCACCTGAGGAACCTAAGTCACCTGAACTACCATTTGAACCTGAGGAACCACTTGAACCTGATTCCGCACTTTCACCTGAAGAGCCTGCTACGCCGCTTTCACCTGATGATCCTGATGAACCACTTGTACCTGATTCAGCACTTTCGCCATTTGAACCAGCAATACCACTTTCACCATTTGAACCACTAGAACCGGATGTACCACTTTCTGCACTAACACCTGAAGTGCCTAATATACCTGAAGAACCAGCTGTACCGCTTGTTCCTGAATTTCCTGATTGACCATCGTTACCTGCTGAACCTGTAGTACCTGTTGAGCCCGATGAACCTGATGTGCCACTTAAAGCGCTTTCACCTGATGAACCTAATACACCTGAGCTACCATTGCTACCTGATGAACCTGAAGATCCACTTTCAGCACTTTCGCCGGATGATCCAGCAACACCACTTTCTCCAGCTGAACCACTTGAACCAGATGTACCTGATTCAGCACTTTCACCTGATGAGCCAGTAATACCGCTTTCACCATTTGAACCCGATGAACCTGAAGTGCCAGATTCAGCACTTACACCAGATGTACCTAATATACCTGAAGAACCTGATGTACCACTTGTACCACTATTACCTGATTGGCCATCATTACCGGCAGATCCTGTGGTACCTGTTGAACCGCTTGAACCTGATGTTCCACTAGCAGCACTTTCACCGCTTGAGCCTAATTCTCCTGAGCTACCGTTACTACCTGATGAACCTGAAGATCCACTTTCAGCACTTTCGCCATTTGATCCTGCTACCCCGCTTTCACCATTTGAACCTGATGAACCGCTTGTACCTGATTCTGCACTTTCACCTGATGAACCAGCAACACCACTTTCTCCAGCTGAACCTGATGAACCTGAAGTACCGCTTTCTGCACTAACACCTGAAGTTCCAATTATACCACTAGAACCAGCTGAACCACTAGTTCCTGAATTTCCTGATTGGCCATCTACTCCATTTGATCCTGATGAACCATTTGAACCTGTAGTGCCGCTTTCAGCGCTAACACCACTTGAACCTGCTACACCATCTTCACCATTTGAACCTGATGAACCTGAAGTACCGCTTTCTGCGCTAACACCTGATGTACCTAATTCACCTGATGAACCGGCTGAGCCACTAGTTCCTGAATTTCCTGATTGTCCTGAAATTCCGTTTGAGCCATCTACTCCATTTGAACCAGATGAGCCTGAAGTACCGCTTTCAGCGCTAACACCACTTGAACCATCAACACCGCTTTCACCAGCTGAACCTGATGAGCCGCTTGTACCTGATTCTGCACTAACACCTGAAGTACCCAATATACCTGAAGAACCAGCTGTACCGCTTGTTCCTGAATTACCTGATTGGCCATCTACTCCATTTGATCCTGATGAACCATTTGAACCCGTAGTACCTGATTGGCCACTTTCACCACTTGAACCATCTATTCCACTTTCTCCAGCTGAACCTGAAGAACCTGAAGTGCCACTTTCAGCACTTACACCAGATGTACCTAATATACCTGAAGAACCAGCTGAACCACTAGTTCCTGAATTTCCTGATTGGCCATCGTTTCCGTTTGATCCTGATGAACCATTTGATCCTGTTGTACCTGATTGGCCACTTTCACCTGAAGAGCCATCAACACCACTTTCTCCAGCTGAACCTGAAGAACCTGAAGTACCTGATTCAGCACTTACACCCGATGTACCTAATATACCACTAGAACCAGCAGTACCTGAAGTACCACTATTTCCTGATTGACCATCTATTCCGTTTGAGCCATTTACTCCATTTGAACCAGATGAACCTGAGGTGCCACTTTCAGCACTTACACCTGATGAACCTGCAACCCCACTTTCTCCAGCTGAACCTGAAGAACCTGAAGTACCGCTTTCTGCGCTAACGCCTGATGTACCTAATTCACCTGATGAACCAGATGATCCTGATGTACCTGAGGCTCCCGATTGTCCATCATTACCTGATGAACCTGAAGAACCATCTACACCTGAAGAACCACTAGCTCCTGAAGAACCTGAAGAACCATCTACTCCAGAAATACCTGAAGAGCCGTCTACACCTGAAGAGCCATTAGCTCCTGAGCTACCTGAAGAACCATTTGCTCCTGAGATACCTGAAGAACCATCAATACCACTTTCACCAGATGAACCTGATGAACCACTTGTACCTGATTGGCCGCTTTCACCTGAAGAGCCATCAACACCACTTGAACCTGGAACACCACTGCTACCTGAAGAACCATCTGCTCCAGAAATACCTGAAGAACCATCTGCACCTGAAGTACCTGATTGACCAGTTGTACCTGAACTACCAGCTACCCCTGAGGTACCTGAACTAGCGTTTACATATCCAAATTCTCCTGTAGTTGTATCATAAGTTACAACTGTAATAATATCTTGTTCAGGTAAATCACTAATAGAGAAATCACTTCCTGTAATGTGAAGTGAACCTGTTATTTGAGCTGAACCTGTGTATGGGAATCCATCTCCTGAACCGCCACCACCACCGGTTATCTCAACTGTAACTCCGTTTGAACCGGAGGTCGTTACATTTACACCGGAACCGGTGAAATTAATATCTCCATTATTCTTAGACACTAAAGAACCAGTGTAATATATATCAGTAATTGATAAATCGTCAAAGAAATTTTGAACTTCAATTTGATAAGCTGATAGATCTGTACCTGCTGGGAGATCTGTCATACCATTTAATCGGGTAGAAAAAATAGGAGCTAAAGATTCATTGGGGGTTAATGAAACTATTCCTAACTTTTGTCCTGAAAAAGTATACAATTCATCTCCACTACCTGATTCAGTTCCACCTTCATCCCAAGAAACATATACTGAAATTTCAGTTCCTGAGGGGTTTTTATAAAAAGTTTCTGTGATTCTATATTTATGGAATCTTCCAGGAATAATATTTTGAGAATTATCTGATGCTGCCCCTAATAAAGCATAAATTGGGGTTGAGCCATCATAATCACTATCTGCACTACCTGTAATACTATTAGCATTAATACCGTTAGTAGTATTAGCATTAAAAAAGGAAGCTGAAGGGATATAGTAATCTCCCGCAGCAGGGGAAACACGGGCTAGACCTTGGGATTCATTAGTTGAGGGAAAATCTTCAACAGTAATTGTATTATTTACAGTATCTATTGCTGTTACAATAGTACCTGAGGGAAATGCTGAGCTTTCTACTAAAGTTTGTCCAGTTCTTATATAATCTATATTAAGATATCCAGAAACATCAGTAATATTAGTTAATATTTTTGATGAAGTAGTAGCGTCAAATCTTACTCGAACATATGAATTACTTCCATTTCCTATAGGGGATACGCTTGAAAGTTTTCCGTAGAAAAGTTGGTTTGCCATTTATACTAGTATATTTAAATCAGTTTGAATATTCATATCATAAATATGATAAAAAAAGCCCCAATACTGGGGCTTTTAAAGAATATTTTTTTTTCTTTTTAGAAACTAAATGTTAATAATACAGCACCAAAAGGATCAATAGTACCTCCTAAACTATATACATTGTGATTAGTTGTAGTTGAGAATGTATATGATGCATCCCCAATAGCTGAGCCACCTCCATAAGCTCTAAATGAAGGAGGAACTCTAGTAGCTAATGATCCATTTTGTCCAGCTCCATTATTAAGAGAATTTGAAGGTAATGTTAAAGTTTTTGGTGCTGTTTGAGAATCATCAATATACACAGTCATTGATATAAGCTGACAATTTCCACTTGAAGGAGAAGCAATAGTAATTGCTGAATCACTTAATGTACTTACTTTAAATGCAGGAATATAAACACCAGCTGTACCACTTGTATCACCTGAATTAACGGCATTTGTAATATCGAATGAGTTTGTGGATACATTACTAATTGCTCCATAAACATAATCAGTATCACCCATATTTCTTACAACTACATAATCACCCGATGTTAAACCATGTGCTGTAGAAGTAATTGAAATTGTAGTTCCTGAACGAGACCAACTTAACCCGCTAATAATATTACCTGATGAAAGTAATTGAGCTAGATCACTACCAGATGTAAATGTGTATCTAATTACATTATTATATGGAGTACCACCTCCACCAGCAGCTGAAGTACCTGAAGTACCACTTACACCGGATGAACCAGCAGCACCGTCGGCTCCTGAAGATCCTGATGAACCTGCATTACCAGTAACACCTGAAGAACCTGAAGAACCATTAGCACCAGCAGCACCATCCGCACCGCTTGAGCCTGAAGAACCATCAGCACCCGCTGCGCCATTAGCACCGCTTGAACCTGAAGTACCAGGAGCACCATTTGCACCTGAACTACCTGAAGAACCTGTAGCACCTGTAGCTCCGTCAGCACCTGAAGAACCTGAACTACCTGTAGCACCTACCGCACCTGAGGTACCGCTTGAACCTGGGTTACCTTGAGGACCTTGTTCACCTGAAGAACCTGAAGTACCTGGGGCACCATTAGCTCCTGAGCTACCTGAAGAACCTGTAGCACCTGTAGCACCATCAGCTCCTGATGAACCTGATGATCCATCAGCTCCACTTGAACCTGATGAACCATCGGCACCATTAGCTCCTGAAGAACCTGAAGAGCCATCTGCACCTGCAGCTCCGTCGGCACCTGAAGAGCCTGAAGAGCCTGAAGAGCCTGAAGAACCATCAGCACCTGCAGCTCCGTCAGCACCTGAAGAACCTGAGGAACCATCGGCACCGTTAGCACCTGAAGAACCTGAAGAGCCATCTGCACCTGCAGCTCCGTCGGCACCTGAAGAACCTGAAGTACCTGGGGCACCATTAGCTCCTGAGCTACCTGAAGAACCTGTAGCACCTGCAGCTCCGTCAGCACCTGAAGAACCTGAAGAGCCAGCAGCGCCCGATACACCACTTGAGCCTGAAGAGCCTGAGCCTGAACCCCCTCCTGAAAGACCAATTGTTGCTACTCCTGAAAGAATAGTAATACTATCTACAGCGGAACCACTGAAATTAAGAGTACCAGCATTACCTACTGAAGTACCATCATTTTCAATTGCAATCAAAGATGAACCACCTCCGGAACCGGAAGCAGCTGGGTATACATTACCATCTGAATCTTTAATATATAATCTACCTCCGTCTGTTTCTTCGGTAAAGAAAGCAACCGATCCTGATGCTGGGGTGGTTACGCTTCCTGAGGGTGTGAGTTTTGAATTTATTTGAGCCACGTTCTTCTAATATTTTATTTATAAATATTTAATTTTTTATTGAAGTTCAGTTCCTAATACAAGATACCCATTATTAACTAAAGTACCCTCATTTGTAAAGGTGCTTTCAATTTGAATTAATCCATGGGTATATAAAGGGGGTGAAATGCCATTTACTTGTTCTCCCGCTTCTATTGTAACTAAACCTCCCTCTAAAATGTAAAAATCAAATCCAACTAATTGCTGATTCGCTTGTGCTGTTAAAGTTTCACCCGATTGTATAACACGAGGTAATCGTCCAACATTTGTAGCATTTGCGTTTGATGCGAATGCTGTTACTGCTACTTGATCTAAAAATCTTACTTGTGCCATTTAGTGAGGGTTTGTCTGATATAAATATGTAAATATTTTATTCCCATTACATTATTTTCTATCTTTTCTATTAGGGTCAGGTAATTTATCTGTTTCAATTCTATCAAAAACTTGTATACCTTCATAAAATCCTGGAGGTGTATCTGTTTCCATAGAAAATATAATTTTTGATTTTTCTGTGAATTTTTCTATACCATTTAAATCGCGTTGGAGAATTTCGGGAACTACATATCCATTTAATTTAATAGTAAAACTACTTCTTACCATTCTTTCGTCACCTGCTTGGAGTTGGGTTTCAAAAGCGAATGAGTCTATTCGAGCATTAAATTTAAATCGTTCTGGGTTTCCCCAATAAGCATCGGATGCATAATTAATTGATTCTACTACTTTATTTAATTGTTCTACATAATATGTAAATACTACACATTCATAGTTTAATGTTAAATAATCAGGTACAACTGATGCATAATATGTTTTAGCAGGAATCCTATTGTTTAATACTGCAAATTGATCATATGCATTTCGTTTATCGTATTTTTTAGTAAATACGTTAAAATTGTTAGGATTATTAGCATCTAATTTATTAGCAATAGTTCTATTTTTTTCCATGCTAGTCCTCTTAATCATAATAAGAGGAGCCATTATTTTTCCTTTTTCATCCCTATAATATCCATCTTTTTGGTAAGATTTCCATTTTTCAGGGGCACCGTAAATTACAGGAACAGGAATTCGTTCACCATTTTGATATACAGAAGGACTAATCACTTCATTAAAATAATAGAATACAGCCTCATCAATATCTTGAATACCAATTTTTAAAGGTTTAGTATCATCTCCTCTAAAAGATAATCTATTACCTCTACTATTAGTATCTTTTGCTAAATTAGGATTACCCGATTCCTTATTGTATGGAATATGTTGATCAGCACTGATCTCTTTTTGTGTTTTTGGTATGGGTTTTCTTTTAGCCATTATAATCGTTGTTTTTCTATATTCAACCTATCACCTGGGACGTAATGTGTTTGGCAAATGATTGAGATGGAAGAACCAAAATTAGCTAAATCATTTTCTAATGGATTATTTCCATTATCATCTAAATAAGGATAATCTGGGTTTTTACCTACAAAATACTGATTTGCATTTGTATTATCTACTTCATAATATCCTTCATTATACATAATAATATCACCGACTTCAGGAACTAAATTAGCCCCATATACATTAGTAGTTAAATTATCATAATCTGGGTTTTTACCTAGTAGATCATCTCGTAAAAATTTAAATGTAATTCCCCATTGGAAATCTACACCTAAATCACTTTCAGGGTATTCTTGATCTTGTCTTTCAACTAAACAACTTAGTATTACGGGATCAAAGAAATATCTACCATCGGAGGCTTCACCATACATGTTTACTTTAGTTTCAGCTAAACGATATTTGTAATAAACACATTCCTGAGAAATGATGTTACCCATCAATTCTCGGTTAATATGTCTAAACATACTTATATCTCTTGCTTCTCCGTATAATGCCATGTTATCCTATGTAAATTGTCATTGGTGATTCCCCTAATTCACTTTTGCGAGCTACTGATTCAGCTGCTCTTCTTTCAAGTAATGATTGACGTGAAGTTTGATCAAAATATTCTCTTAATCTTGTAATTAATGCTTCTTTTTCTGTTGTTGCTGCTGATATTAGGTCTCCTTGGTTTAAAGTTACATCAGCTCCAGGAATTGGGATTGTTGAATATTTACCTCGAACATACCCTAAAGTTTCTTTTACAATAGCTAATGTGTATTCAAAAATCCAACTTCTACCTATAGAATTAATTTGTTCATAAGTAGGATTATTAAAAGGAACATTAGATTCATTAGTAATTTTATCTCCAGCATCGTTATCTAATCCCGCATTGATTCTATCATCATTTTTGATATATTGGAACCAAATTCTACTTCTATATCCACCTACTATATCTACGTCATCATTTGTAGGGACAGGGAATACACGTAATTTGTTGTTGATTAGTTCAAAAGTATAATTAGATAATCTAACTTGATTAGACATCTCAATTGCTTGGATAGTTTGCATATCGTAGCTAAGAGGCATCATTAAGAAATTATCACCATATCCATATCCACCTCCCATAAAAGCAAAAGCAGCAGCATCACCATCAAATCCAAATCCACCAGCATATGGAGTATACATTTCGTTTACTGCAGGTGGTGCTTGGAAAAATACTCTTTTAATTTCAATACCGCCTGTAATACTTTGGGATATTGCCCAATCGGCTAGATCGTAATCTTGTAAAGAAGCAGTTAATGCAATTGAACCACTATACCAAGTTACATTACCTCCTACACCCGCTTCTTCACCGTATTGCTCAGATAAACGAACAACTGAAGACATATTAGGAGTAATTAAAGTATGATTTAAAGAAGAACCAGTTGATGCTCCTTCCAAAGATAACATATTATCTCTTACTTTAAAAGCATATAATTCATTACCATAAACAGTTACTGCTTCTTCGAATGCTGTCCAAAATTGAATATCTTGTAATTCAACGTTTTCGATAGGATATCCTAAACGTTGAGCACAAAATTTAGCTACTTTATCCGCATCTGATTGGAAAGAGGTATCACTATCATAAAACCCAAATGGGGTTGGACTACCTGGAGATACAAGGTAATCGGCGAATGATGATGAACCCGGCCAAATTGGAATGTTTGCCATATCTTTTTGTTATAAATATTAAAAAAAGATGGACTAATTACTATTTTTTAGATCTTCCACTTGTACCCGAAGAACCAGTTGTTATTCCTCGTTCAGCTGCTTCTTCATAAATATCTAATAAATCATCTACAATAGGATCTCTGTGGTTTTCCATTAACGTGACTCCTAACATATTTTTTACTTTACGTGCTGCTGTATATAAAAATCTAAATCCTGAGTCGCGTTTTGATTTTAAATCTACTTGATGATCATCACCACATATAATCATTTTACTTCGTAAACCAATACGAGTAACAATCATTTCCATTTGCTCGTGTGTAACGTTTTGAGCTTCATCTACGATAATACAGCTATCAAGGAAAGTTCTACCACGCATAAAAGATACAGGTACAATTTCGATTTGTCCTTCTTCAATACATTTTTCGATTTTTTCTTTATCATATAAAGCATACATATTTTGATAGATAGGTTGTACCCAAGGATCCATTTTTTCTCTTAAATCACCAGGTAAGAAACCAATATCTTCTTTTGATACTGTAGGTCTTGTAATGATAATTTTTTCGTATTGTCTTCTAAATAGACCGTCTAATGCAATTTGACATGCTAACATTGTTTTTCCGGAACCAGCCTTACCTGCTAGCAAAGTAAGTGTGTTTTCTAATATTTTAGCTTTCGCTTCTTTTTGTTCTTCATTTAGTTGAATTTTGAATTTAATAGGGTTTTTCACTATTCTTTTTTGTCTAAATACCTCGTCGGTATGTGCTTTTGATGCCATTTTCTTTGTAGTTGATTTTTACTAATTTATCGAGTCCAGCGTTTACATGCATAGTATCATTTAATACTGTCTCGAAATTAAA